CCTGCAATACGTGGACAACGGAACTCCATCCAGCTTTGTAATTTTGGGCTAAAAACTCAATTTATACTTGAAACTTGTCTATACTAGCCATATGAAAAACATCATAGGGCTAGTAGGGTTTCAAGGCAGTGGCAAAGACACTGTGGGCAGTATAATTCAAGAGCTATATCCCAGTTATACAACCACTAGTTTTGCCAAACCCATCAAAAGTGCACTCAGCAGCATGTTTGGCTGGCAAGCCAAACTGTTGGAAGGCACAACAGAAGCAAGTAGAGTTTGGCGAGAGACACAAGACTCTTACTGGACTGAAAAACTAGGCAAGCCCATTACTCCTCGTTTGATGATGCGAGAGTTTGGCACTGAATTGATACGTAATCAATTTTCTCAAGACTTTTGGACAAATCGCTGTGAGCTGTTTCTCCAAGACTCTAAAAAATCAGTTGTTGTAACTGACGTAAGATTTGTCAATGAGATTGAAATGATCAAGCGACTGGGCGGCAAGATTGTTTGGGTAAGACGAGATCCATTACCTGACTATTACAATCAATCACTTTGGTTCAATCAACAAACCAAATTTATTCAATTTGTAACAAAACCATTTTTGCGAAAAATCCATGGAGTTCATAGGAGTGAACGCGATTGGATTGGTACAGATTTTGACTCTATTATCTTAAATAATACTTCAATTCAAGATTTGACTCGAAACGTTACTACTTTTATGGAGACGCTTAAGTGACAACCTTGCCCAAACCCGATGACATTGTATATGTTCCAGATACTGACGATCAAATGTTAAATTGGAAATTTCATGGGGGGTGGGCACAAGTTGGCAGGGTCCTTGTTGGTGTAGTAGAGCAACAGGAAAAAGTTTGGGTGTCTGTTCGAGAATTTGGTGCATTGACATTTGAATGGGCTGAACTAGCTGAACAACAAGACAGTCTCCGACTTCAATTCAGTCACATCCACGCCGGCCCACGCTGACTGAACCAGGGCTTTTTCAGTAGCTTTTCATAAATATCCTACAAGATATTTTTGATGAGGTACAAATGGCCAATCTAACAAGCCCTGGAGTTCAGGTACAAGTAATTGATGAGAGTTTTTATGCCAGTTCGGGCCCTGGCACTGTGCCATTCATTATGATGGCTACTGCACAAGATAAGCCGCAACCAGGCAACGCCACTAGCATTGCCCCAGGTACAATCAAAGCCAATGCTGGCAAGTTGTACCGGATAACAAGTCAGAGAGAACTGCTCCAAACCTTTGGCAATCCTAAATTTTACACCCAAGCTGGCACACCACAGCATGGTAACGAACTTAATGAGTATGGGCTGTATTCAGCTTACCAATACTTGGGGTTGGCTAACAGTGCCTATGTTATGCGAGCTGATGTTGATCTAGGAAACCTTGCACCCACTGGTACAGAGCCCGTTGGTGAGCCAGTAAATGGCGACTATTGGTTGGACCTCACTGCAACTTCTTGGGGCTTGTTCCGCAGCAACGGAAATGTAAACAGTGGGTTGGCTTGGGGTGCTGTAAGACCCAAAGTGATTGACACTGCAACACAGCTTCAACGTATTGTGCAATGTTTCCGTGAAACACAGTGCACCAATCCCAATCTTGCAATTGTTGCTCCTGGTGGCAATGGCACAATCACAATTGCAGGTGTTGTAATAACCATTGAGTTAACAGACAGTTTAAACACAGTAGTTCAAAAAATCAACAGCAATACAACATTGACAAAAAAGGGCATCAAAGCAGAAATCTTTAGCCGACTGGAAAAAGCCAAGGTAGTTGCTCCCACACTTCCTACAGAAGTAACAGTCTACAATCTTCGATTGGTAGGTAGTGATATCAATGTAGCTATCGCGCCTATAAGCGCATTACCTACCTCTTTGCTAACTGATCTGGGTTTTGAAAACTCACAAATTTCTCCCTTAGTCAGCAACAAACCACAACAAAATTACATTGTGCCCTTAAATGAATTTGGTGCTAATGGTGATTTGGCTGTGAATGCAGTAAGTGTTGTTCAAGGCCTTGGCAGCAATGTTTTGATGCCTTCAGTGCAAATTTTTGAAAAAGTCAGCCAAACAACAGCTCAAGGAACAGTAAGTCGCTGGTATCCAGTGGGCGGCACTGAAACTGAATACCCTGGTCACAGTTGGGCAGCCGCATCTCCTACAGTTGTCAATAGTAGTGAATCTGTTCTAGGCCCATTTATAACTGGAACAAGCACACTCTTCCACATCGTAGGTGCTACTACTACATCTTATACTATCAATGTTCCTAATACTACCTTAGAGGCTTTTGTTACGAATATCAATACCCAGTTGGCCTCAACACAAATTTTGGCCACAACATTCACCGTTGGGACAAACAAGTACTTGAGACTAACTGACTATAGCGGCAATACTATCCAATTACTGGATACAACTGCCAGCAGTGGACCGGGTGGATTTGCCACTGCAAAGATGAAAATGGAAAGTACATATTACAAAAGTGTGACAGGATCAGTTGTAAGCCCCACATTTGTCAGTAGTGCTGCTGCCCCAGCACCACTTACACAAATTATAACTATTACAGCTGGATATGGCGCAGGAAGTGTCAGTGCAAATATAAATGTTGCTAATCAAGCTCCTGCAGTCACAACACTTGCTGATGTAGTTGCGAAAATCAATGCAGATACTACAGTGGGCTTGACCAACTTAGTAAAGGCTGAAATAACAGCTGACAATAGACTTAGAATATATAGTCCTACAGGAACGTTGTTTTCGCTGTCAAATGTTGTAGGGTATGCAGGAACTGCCCCATTAGTATCCGCTGGCATTCCCACTGGAATAACTTATGGTAATAGCTTGGTTTATCAAGGCTACAGCTTGGGCACCCCACAACCAGCTGAATTAAGTCAGCTTGCCTCTGGTAATATTTGGGTCAACACTGTTGCAGGCAATCGTGGTGCCAATTTTGTTGTAAAACGTTACAACAGTGGCACTGATCAATGGAACACACGTTTGGCTCCACTATATGCAACTGATGCAAGTGCGAATGCAGGGTATGGTGCCAATCGCACAGTAGGCAGCATTTATGTGCGTTACAATGAAAACGGCCCAGATGTATTGACACAAACTGGCGTGCTACTTGTGAAGATTTGGGATGGCACTGCCTGGGTCACAATCCCCAGCTATGTAGCCAGCACTGTGGATTTTGGAGACAAATACACCCAAAGCAGCACAACACCATCAGGCTTGCCTGCAAATAACACATTGTGGTACAATGCAAATTTGAGAGTGGACTTGATGGTAAGCAATGGCAGCACTTGGTTAGGCTATCGTATGATCTACACTGAAACTGATCCCAACGGGCCTACTCTAAGTGCAACAGCCCCTACAACACAGTCAGGTGGATTGCCTTTGGTGGATAATGACATTTGGATCGACACAAGCGATTTGGAAAATTATCCCAAGATTTACAAAAGAGATGCGTTCAACAGTCAATGGCTTTTGGTAGACAATACTGACCAAAGCAGCAGCAATGGCATTTTGTTCGCTGATGCCCGTTGGACAGCCAATGGAACCAGCACAGGCAGTCAAGCAATTGTAGATATGCTAGCTAGTGATACAGTGGATCCCGATGCTCCCAGTGCATTACCATATCCTTTTGGGTTGCTTTTGTTCAACACACGCTACAGCTTTGGTAATGTCAAAACCTACAAGGTAAATTACCTACCAGCAACTGTGAATAACCAACCTAACTACGATAGAAACCGTTGGGTTACAGCCAGTGGTTTGATGAACACTGGTGCGCCTTACATGTTGCGGAAAGCACAACGTCAATTGATTGTTACCGCTATAGCAAGTGCCTTGGCAGCTAGTGAAGAATTGAGAAGCGAAAGCAATGTGTTCAACTTGATGGCTGTTCCCGCTTATCCAGAACTTTTGGATGAAATGGTTACATTGAACACTGACAAGAAAGACGTTGCGTTCATTGTTGTTGACACCCCCGCTCGCTTGCAGCCTGATGGCACAAGTATTCAAAATTGGGCCACAAACGCTGCCAATGCATTGGGTAATGGTGAAGAATCACTTATTACTGCTACACGCTATGGCGGTGTCTACTATCCATGGGGATTGGCTACAAATATTGATGGTACACAAATATTTGTACCAGCCAGCATGACTATACTGCGCACCATTGCCTTCAACGACCAAGTGGCTTATCCCTGGTTTGCCCCAGCAGGATTCACACGCGGATTAGTAAGTGCTGTTAGCAGTGTTGGTTACTTGAACGCAGAAAATGAATACGTGCCTGTTGCATTGAGTCAAGGACAACGAGACACACTGTATCAAAACAAGATTAACCCCATTGCATTCATTCCTGGGCGCGGACTTGTTGTGTATGGACAAAAAACCCTCAGTCCCTTGAGCAGTGCATTGGACCGCGTAAATGTTGCCAGATTGATTAACTATTTGAATTATCAATTGGACATTTTGGCCAAACCCTTCTTGTTTGAGCCCAATGACAAACAAACACGCGATTCTGTAGCCCGCACATTTGAAAGCTTCTTTGGTGACTTAGTGGGCTTGCGTGCTGTATATGACTTTGCTGTGGTTTGTGATGAAACGAATAATTCGCCAACACGTATTGATCGCAATGAGTTGTGGATTGATGTGGCTGTCAAACCCACCAAAGCTATTGAATTCATTTACATACCATTGCGAATTTTAAACACTGGCGATCCATTGCCATAATATTTGAATCTATAACAAGAGAAACCGGAGCTCACTGCTCCGGTTTTTCATTAAGCCATATCCATTTACTGCTACCACAATCCCAAATCCTGTTCCAACCTTGCGCCTTGCGATTTTCCCATTCTGTCAAGGCAGGATCATCCTGCGAGTTTTTGCGCAAGCTAAATCTGTGCAGTCGTGTAACATCAGGCCCTTTGAAATACCAATAATTTGGCGTGCCTAAATTTATGCAAGTAAATCCCAATTGTTCATATACAGTTCCTTGATTCCATCTTAAATCACAGTAACTTATAATTTGTTTTGGATTGTAATTGGTTACAAAATATTTGAATAATTTTCCCGCCCCGCCCATAACTTGCGTTTTTGTGATACTGCACAGCCTACTCAATTCCCAGACATCGGCTCCTGTGTTCCGAGAACCTTTGCTGATATTGGGTTGACTAAAGGTTGCCACTTGGATCAATTGTTCCCCATAATACAATCCCAAGCAAATCTTGCTAGCTCCACTGCCTTGAATATGATTTTGCGTGCAAAAGTCACGGGCAATTTTGGCATCAATGGGTTTCACAACACATTTTCTTGCAGCAATTTTGTTGTGACATTTACCTAGTAAGTGTTGTAGCCGACTTTTTACTATGTCTTGTTTGGTTAACCATTCATCTTCAAAAACAGTAATCAAGGATATTCCTTGTGCAGCACATAATTCTTTTTTGTTTTTGTGATAATTTTTATCTTTCCCCTGTAGTTCACTATGCCAATATAGACCGCAATATTCCACTGCAAGGTTCCTGTGTGGAATCAGTATATCCAGTTCCAAGGGAAAAATAGTTGATCGGTTACCACTTAAGACGGTTTCATGTGGCAAAACGGATCGTATCCAGAACAGCAACTCAAGTTCAGCATTGGACTTGACGGGAATTGGTCGGCAAACAGGGCAAATGTCTTTCCGCCACTTGGAAATAGTGAAATATTGTTTTGTAATGGAGAATTGATTGTTACATACAATACATTTAACAAATACATTTTGACCTTCCACAGACTCACACAATAAATTTGCATCGGAAATTGCTTGTAACATCTTATCATGGCTCAACATTGATTTTTTCAATGCAGACATGCGGCTGCTTGCACTGATCTTGTTTTTGGTTGTTTGTGAGTGTTTTTTGCCACGCATATGACTCCCAAAATCATAACCTTGCTCGTGCAATGTTTGTTTGGCTTTTGCTGCTCGTTGTTGCATCAATTCTGGATTCTGATGTGCGTAATCTTGCACTCCTTGGCGGATCTGATTCCTAGTAGCAGGGCTCAATATGGCCCCTTTTCTGGGATGAGTATCATTCTGCTGCCATTTGATAGTTCGCGCTGCAACAGCGTTGCGTAGATTTTCAAGATGGTCGGGATCTGTAACTTTCTTGCCTTTGTTTGACGGAATTTGACCTTCCCGCTTTTCACTCATTTTTTGTAAGCTGGCTTGCGCATGTTTCTTACCAAACATGCCGTTTTTTTCGCCGCTGCGCGCTAAACTACGTTCTTTTTTGTAGTCCGCACAAGCTAAGCTATCACGCCCAAATTTCTGTCGGTATTGTTCACTACTTATTTGATGAGAGAATTTCAAATGAGTGCTGCTGATAATCTTGTCAAATATTTTTTCACATAACTGACACGTTATTGTCATAGCTATTTCCTTCGTTTTAGTATATAGTTATTTAAGGCTTTATAACAATATCTATCCATAATAATCTGTCTAGACAGACAACAATCTGAACTTAAGCTTAAATACAAGAAAACAATTGCAGGTAACATGACAAGCTCAATTTTTGAATCTGAAGAAATTGACTCAGACCCTCAAACTGACCTTGATTATGAAAGGCAGAGAGTTACTGGTGAGTTGACTAAACTAAGTGTAGCCTTGTTTGAGCACTACAGCTCTACTATGGGGAAAAATGATGCATTGGGTATGTTGATTGAAAGTTTGAGCGAAACCTTAGGCAATATGATCAGTCTTGTTGCTGATGATCATCAACAAGAAGTTATTGACGGTGCACATTTGGTTATTCTGCAAGGCCTAATCAGTCAACAAGAGAGCATTGCTCTATTGGCTTATGGTCAAGTGGGGCATGCCTAAAAACTGCCCCTGATTTTTCCACCCTCTCTCCATAAATAAGTTTGCAATAAACAAGTTTCTGGAGTAGAGCATGGTAGAGACTCTTTCAAAATTCGGCGTTCCCATCAACGGTGCAAGAAATGGCTTGCTCATGCCGAAGATCAAACATCGCTTCCGTGTGCGAGTAATCAATTTTGGGCCCATTGCTGGTGGGTTGGAGTTGACTCAACAGGTAGTTAGTGCAGCCCGGCCCAATGTTTCAATGAACAGCGTTGAGGTACACAGCTACAATTCCATTATGCATTACGCTGGTAAGGCAACTTGGCAACAGATGAACATCACTGTTCGTGACGATATTACTAACAGTGTCAGCAAACTCGTGGGTCACCAGCTACAAAAACAAATGAACTTTTTTGAACAAACAAGTGTTGCTGCGGG